TGCCGCAGAAGTTGCAACCACCGCCTTCGGATCGTCAGCAGTCACTCGAGTATCGGGTCTCATTGACAACTCGGTGACGTTCAGCATCCACAACGACTACAACGCCATCGACGGAATCTTCTTCCCTCTCGTCGGCTCAACCGCAGTCACCTGCGTCATCAAGCCAAACGGAACTGCTGCTGCCTCTTCGGCCAACCCGAGTTATACCTGTTCCGTGCTCGTGACGGAGTGGACTCCTGTGAATGGAGCGGTTGGAGAGCTTGCTACTGCGGACGTAACCTTCCCAATCTCCGGTGCAATCACCAAGAGCGTCGGCGCCTAAACATAACCACTTCACCCTGCGGAGGTAGAAAATGAAACTCGGTCTCATCGTTCACTCAAACGACGGCAAACAACGATTGGCTGTTGTTCAATACGCAGATTTCTGCGCATTTGAGGAAGTACACAACTGCTCAATGGCCAAGATTGAAGCAGAGATGAAGATACGAGACCTCGGATGGTTGGCATGGCATTGCGAGAAACGCAACAAGCTGCACAACCTATCCTTCGAGGTGTGGCGTGAAGGAGTTGACATGGTCAGCCTGGGAGATGCGGAGGACAACAAGATTGTCCCTTTGGAGAGCAGTCAGCCCACTGGTTGATTGCCTACCTGGCAGTCGAAACGGGCATAGCCCCGTCAGTGTTGCTGACTGAATCACCACGCATGTTATACACGATGTTTGCGTATCTGCGTTGGAAAGCAGTCAAGCAGAATCCGAACACGCCCTACAATCGTTGAGATGACTGTTTCCAAACCGATAGGTCGTGCCGGTGAAGTGCAGTTCGCTGCCGACGGCCTGTTTGAGTTTCTGCGAGTCGCCGGTCAGGCTGACAAAGATTTCAACAGGATGATGCGAATCGCAGCCCAAGAGGTCGCCCAGCATGTGGTGGACAAGGCGAAGGTGAACGCTCAAGGGCAGCCGAAGCATGGTGCGAATCGGCCTGGTTCCTCTGGGATGTCTCAGGCTCAGGCTGTGGTGAATGGGTTGCGTGCTCGACGTGATCGCATCCCGACTATCAAATTGGATTCCAAGCGTGGCTTCGTTTCAGCGTCCCGTCCCAACCGCAAACGCAAGACGAAGGTGACGATGGGCGATGTGTTCTTTGGTGCCGAGTTCGGTGGTCGTCGTCGTCCTACGACGCAACAGTTCTTGCGTCACCGTGGCCGTCAAGGCTATTTCTTCTGGCAGGCAGTTCGGGACAGTAATGGCTTCATTGCTAAGGAATACAGCGATGCCATTGACCGGGTTCTCAAAGAGCTTGCGCAGGGTGCGACCTGACGCTACGCTGACTTGTAAGGAGCCCGCCATGTTCCCAGAAGTTCAGTTGGACAACGTCCGTGCCGTCAGGTTCGACTACGTCAAGTCTGTCGTCCCCAAGCCATTCGCTGGTTCGTGGGTGCAGTTGTGGTCTCGTCTGTGCATCCGTAAGGAAACTCAACGCAAGGATCAGCGTGCGTTGTGGTCGCCAGTCATCTACGCATCAGGCACCACACGAAGCAATCGCAACGTTGAGGCTGTGACCTGTCTCGTGGTGGACATGGACGGTGAGTCGTTTGACTATGCACGGCTGGATGGGTTGGAGTGGTTTGCGTACACGACTTGGTCGCATCGCCCGAACGATGAGCATTGGCACTTAGTGCTTCCGCTCAAAGACCCGGTGCCTGCACATCGTTGGGCAGAGGTATGGACTCGGTTGCATGAACGCATCAACGTCGTCGGTGACCCAGCCACGAAGGACCCTGCACGCATCTTCTATCTGCCTCAGCATCCTGTGGGACGGTTTGATTGGTCGTCTCGGAAGTATGGGCATGGCGAGTTCTTGGATGCTGGGTTGGGTGAACTGTTTGTTCCTCCTCGTTTGCATGTGGCTCGTATGCCTCGAACCGTGAAGTCGCACAATCAAGCGAAGTACTACTGGCAGGATGAGGCGTGGTGGAATGAGCCGCAGGATTTGAGTCGGTTTGCTGGGATGACTCAACAGCAGGTTGCGGTGGCGTTGCGTAGTGAGTTTGCTGATCTCAGAAAGTCGTTGTCTTTGGACTGAGTAGAATTGGCGCTCATGGCCGTTGAGCGCACATTTCTTGTCAAGCTGATTGCTGACCCGAAAGACCTGCTCAAGGCGTTCGGTGAGACAGGCAAGGCCGCCACCGATGCGTTCGGTGCAGCCAACAAGAAGGTCAATGAACTTCTACCAAACTTCCAAAAGATTGCCCTGGCTTCGGCAGCAGCCTTTGCTGGTCTTGCTGCGTTTGCTTCCGGAGCAGCGAAGGCTGCGATTGAGGATGAGGCTGAGCAGGCGAAGTTGGCCAAGACATTGGAGAACGTCGTTGGTGCGACGAGTGAGGCTGTTGCTGAGACGGAGAACTTCATCAAGGCTCAGTCACGGTTGACGGGGTTCACGGATAGTGAACTTCGTCCGTCGATTGAGTCTTTGGTTCGTGCGACTGGGAATCTTGCGGAGGCTGAGAAGCAAGTTATTCTGGCCCAAAACATTGCTGCTGCGACCGGGGCGCCACTGGTTGAAGTATCAAATGCGTTGGCCCGTGCGAATGTGGATAATTTCAAGTCGTTGGTGGCGTTGGTTCCGGCGTTGCGTGACAACGTCAAAGAAGGACAGTCACTCGATCAGGTCTTTGCTGAACTGAATAGCACCTTCTCTGGTGCGGCTGCGGCTGCTGCAGAAACGACCGCTGGTCGTATGAAGATTCTTCAGAACAGTGTTTCTGAAGCGAGGGAGGCGATTGGTGCCGGGTTGATTCCGGCAATCTCTGCGGCGGTTGGTCCGTTGACCAAGTTGGCTCAACTCATTGAGGATAACGCCACCATCTTCTCGGCGGTCGTGATAACGGTTCTTACTTTCACCGGGACGATGACGGTTCTGGGTCTTGCGATGAAGGGTTATGCGGTGGCGGCTGGTTTGGCTGCGGTCGCAACTCGAGTCCTCGGTACAACTATCTCGGCCAGTGGAATCGGTGGATTCGTGTTGGCGATGAGTGCGTTGGTGTCGGTGACGGTGCTGGCAGCCAATGCGTTGTTCAAGGCTGAGAAGGCGACGAAACAGTTGCAGTCGGCAACGGCTGGTGCGGATGGCATAGTTCGGGCAGCAGGCAACTCCTACGTCTATCTCACCGGCAAGGTGCTACTCCTCAACTCCAGTCTGTCAAGGACGGTCAATGTTCTGGCTACGCAGAGTAATCGTTTGGAGGCGTTGGCTCGTTCGTATGGCGTCACCACGTTCAAGACGGGTCAGTTTGATGAGAAGACTGGTGGTGCTTCCAAGACGGTGATGACGGCTAAGGAGAAGATTGCCGAGTACACCTCGGTGTTGAAGCGTGCGCAGGGTGCGTCGGATGCGTTCGGTGCAGCTCAGAAACGGGTTGGTAGCGCCCAGTTGTCGGTGGCTGATGCGAACGATGCGTTGAAGCAGGCGCAGGATGCGTTGACGAAGGCTCAGCAGGGTGGTACTGCTCAGGACATTGCTGCTGCTCAACGTTCGGTGGCTGCTGCTGAGCGTGGTGTTGCCCGGTCAAAGTTCAGTCATGAGGAGGCCATCATTGCGGTTCGTGACGCTGAACGGAAACTGGCTGAGATTCGCAAAGACCCAGAGGCTACGGCGGATGAGATTCGTCGTGCCGAAATTGACTTGGCTGAGGCAAAGTTCAATGTTGCCGATTCTGAGGATCGTCAGATTGAAACTGCGAACGGGTTGGCTGAGGCTCGACGGAATCTGCGTATTGCGACTGACGGGTTGCGTGAGGGTGATGAGGAGTTGTTGCCGTTGCAGAAAGCCGTGGAGATGGCTCAACGTCAGCAGACTTTGGCGAATGATGAGTTGACTGCTTCTATCAAGGCTCAGACTTCGGCGTTGGAGGATTACACCACAGCGTTGGCTGAGTTGGCTGACGCTGCCAAGAAGTTCCCGAAGATTGCGACGAATCGTCCTGCTGAGGGTTTGATTCCTGCGGTGCCTGCTGCGGTGACGCCTCAACCGTTTGCGACTGGTGCTGGTGTTGCGGGTGGTAGTAGCAGTCCAATCAACATCATTGTTCAGTCGGGTGTGTTGAACGGTGCTCAGGTTGGTGAGGAGATTTATCAGTATTTGCGGGACTATGAACGAGTCAACGGCCCTCTGAATTTCATGGTGTAGCCGATGGCAAAAACGGCGATTTGGGGTCAAACATACAAGGTGTTGATGGACACTGGGTTGTTGCAAGATGCGTTCACCCTGGACTCATCCACACTCAACGGCCCTGACACATTGGACGGTTCAACCGATTTCGCTGACGTCACCGAATACGTCACCAGCGTCTCCATCCGTCGAGGTCGAGCCAGCCAACTCGACACGATGGGCGTTGGACAAGCCACCATCGTCCTCGACGACAAAGCATCAGGTCGAGCATTCGACCCGGCAAACACCGCATCCCCCTACGTTCAAGACGGCTACGGCATCGCCCCACGACGCTTCGTCCAAATCTATGCAGGCACAGCCGGACAAGAACCCCTCTTCGTTGGACGAGTCAACGACCTTGACATCGACTACCAGCAACCAGACAACAGCTTCGCCATCATCACCTGCGTCGACGACCTCTCCGCCCTAGGCCGCACCAACCTCACCGCCTTCAACCCATCCAGCCAACTCACCTCCGCCCGAGTCACCGCCATCCTTGACCGCCCAGAAGTGGCCTACTCAACTGCCACCAGAAGCATCGGCACCGGGGTGGCCACCGTTGGCACCGTCGCCTACGAAGCCAACGACAACGTCAAATCAGCCATCGACGCAGTCATGCTCGCAGAAGACGGACGGTTCTTCGTAGATCGTGGCGGCACAGCAGTCTTCCAACCACGCATCACCACAACCTTTGACACGGCAGACATCCAATTCTCCGACACCCCAGCCGGAACCGTCATCCCC